TTAAAGCAATAACTACAAAAGGAAACGAATATATTAAATTTAGAATATACTAACCCACTCCACGTTTGGAGTAAATTAAAAACTAAAATATTATTTGTACAATTGAAATAATTAACTATATTTGCATACACAAAAGTACTCGCTTCGACAATTAGAGTATTAACCAATTAGCCGATTAAAGGACGAAACGAGGTCGAAGCCGTTTTCAGAATTTAGTCGGCATTTTTAATTCTATAAACTTATGGAAAATATAACAATTACATTACCAAAAGACGATGTAATATTAATCGTAAAGTCTATGAAAATAGCACAAGCAAAAAAACAATGCGAAATACGGCAGCATTTAAGGAAAAACCAAGAAGAACACACTAAAAATAAATTGTGTTTTATACATCAATCGAACCAACTAACCCAATACATTGAATACTTAATAAAATAAAATTATGGAATATAATGACTTCTTAGAAACCAAAAGAAAAACATTCTTAGAAAGTGGTTTTAAAATATCAGAATCAAAACTAAATAAACTATTAAAAGATTTTCAATCATTTGGAGTAAAAACGGCTTTGTTTAAAGGACGTTTTGCATTTTTCTTTGATTGCGGATTAGGAAAGACTTTTTGTCAATTAGAATGGGCTAATCAAGTTGTAATAAAAACTAAAAAACCTGTTTTGATATTAGCTCCATTAGCAATAGTTCAGCAGACTATTGATGAAGGATTAAAGTTTGGAATATCAATAAACAAATATGAGTTTAATGCAGAAAATGCAGAAGGTATTTTTATTTGCAATTACGATCAATTAAAAAATATTGATTGTTCAGTTTTTTCGGGTATTGTTTTAGATGAAAGTTCAATTTTAAAAGGTAGGGATGGTAAACTATCATCATTAATAATTGAATCATTTAAACAAACTCCTTATAAACTTTGCTGTACTGCTACTCCTTCACCAAACGATCATATGGAATTAGGACAACATTCTGAATTTTTAGGAGGAATGAGCTATTTAGAAATACTAGCTATGTTCTTTGTTCACGATGGAGGAGAAACTTCAAAATGGAGACTAAGAAAACACGCAAAAGATGCATTCTGGAAGTATGTTGCTACATGGTCAATGGCTATTGATAATCCTAGTAGTTTAGGTTTTGATTCAGAAGGATATAATTTACCTGAAATAGAATATATCGAGCATATTATTAAAGTTGAAAATTTAAGTGAAAATTTATTTGGAGATGTAGCAGTTTCTGCAACTGAACTACATAAAGATTTAAACAGATCATTTAATCAAAGAATTGAAAAAACATTAGAAATAGTAAATTCAAACGATGATCAGTTTATAGTTTGGGGATTGAAAAACCAAGAAACTGATTCACTAGCAAAACTATTACCTAATTCAGTTAACGTACAAGGTTCAGATAGTCCTGAATATAAGGCAAAGCATTTGAACGGATTTGCAAACAATGAATTTAAAACACTTATTACAAAGACATCTATAGCTTCTTTTGGTATGAATTACCAACAATGTAATCAAATGGTTTTCATGTCTTATGATTTTAAATTTGAAGCATTCTATCAAGCAGTAAGACGTTGTTATAGGTTCGGGCAAAAAAGAAAAGTAACCGTGCATATTCTAATTCCAGAAAGTCAAGTAAATGTTAGAAATTCTATTTTAGAAAAAGAAAAGCAACACTTTGAAAGGATTAACGAAATGGCAAAATATAGCTCAGAAGCAAATTATAAAACTGCAAAATCAAAAGTAAAAATCATGAACAAAGAAATAAAAACAGAACAGTATCATTTAATAAATGGAGATTGCGTACAAGAAACAAAAAACATACCAGATAACGCAGCGGATATAATTGTATTTTCTCCGCCTTTTGCAGAGCTTTATGTGTATTCAGACAAAGAAGAAGATATGGGTAATGTTTCAGATTACAAACAATTTGAAAAACATTTTAAATATTTGATACCTGAATTAAAAAGAGTTCTTAAAAGTGGTCGTATGTGCGCAATTCACTGCATGGACTTGCCTATTCAAAAAGGTAAAGAGGGGTATATAGGATTAAGAGACTTCTCAGGAATGTTAATTGATTGGTTTCAAAAAGAGGGTTTTATTTATCATTCAAAAGTTACATTATGGAAAAACCCTGTAACTGAAATGCAAAGAACTAAAGCTTTAGGATTACTACATAAAACAATAAAAAAAGATAGCATTATGTCAAGGGTTGGTATTCCTGATTATGTATTGTTTTTTAGAAATGAGGGAGAAAATGAAACTCCAATAACGCATCAGGACAAAGACAGTTCAAGAGGCGATTATTTACCAGTTGATTTATGGCAAAAATATGCTAGTCCAGTTTGGTATGATATTGATTATTCAAGGACATTGCAATATCGTTCTGGACGTGATGGAAATGATGAAAAGCATATCTGTCCACTACAACTAGACACAATTGAAAGGATATTACATTTATATTCAAACGAGGGAGAAACTGTTTTTAGTCCTTTCGGCGGTATCGGTTCAGAAGGTTTTTCTGCAATTAAAATGAATCGAAAATCAATTAGCATTGAATTAAAAGAAAGTTATTTTAAAATTAATGAAGCTAATCACAAGGCTATTGTTGAAGAAAAAAACACAACTTTAACGTTATTCTAATGAACTACATCCAAACATACGAAATCACAAAACTTTGGGTTTCAAAGCGAATGAAAGTATTTACATCGATAGATTTAAAGGCTTATTTTTTGACTGAACATAACCTTGTTTTATCGGGGTTGTTTTTAGGTCGAATTTTTCAAAATCTTTCGAGCGATGGTTTAATTAGGCATACGGACTTTTTAAAGACTAAGGACGCACGAAACAAGTCAAAATACATCAAAGTATGGGTTTAACGTGAATATAGCCTGAAACAGCAGAAAAACGCTAAATCCGACAAGGATAGCTTAACTTTAGATTTGTAAAAATGAAATATACAGTAGTTAGTCAGTCTGAATTAGCAAATGAGTTAAATGTTCACCCTCAAAGAGTTGGTCAAATTGCTTTAAGATTTGAAAAAGACTTCAACAATTATTACTCGCCGATTGATGCCTTAAAAATCAAAGCATACGACCCAGAAAATGCAATTGGTAATCATTCAGTAATTTGGGGTCAAGTACACTTTCATTTTTATCACTCAAAACTAAATTTTGTTGAGGATGTAGATGATTTGTAAATTATTGTATATTTGTCGAGTGTTGAAGTGAGAAGCAATACATTAGACTGGAAAAAATTATTAAAAACCCTATTCGGGAGGCACTTCTCACAATACTGCCAAACGAATGGGGTTTTAACGTTTAATTAAATTATTTATTATGGTTCACACATTAAATGTTTTGGATTTTGACATTAGAAAATTTGTAGAAGTTTGTCAAGATGAAAATTCAGATTTAAAAACAATGCGTTTAGAAGTAGGTTTTTATGAAGTTGATGGAGAAAAATCAATGGATACTTTGGGAAGTATTACGTTAAATAAAAAAGAGCTTCATTCTTTAATTGGCTTGTTACTTCACGTTCAATCAAAAATGAAATAATTATGAGTATAATTAAAATGAATTTTGATACAGAAATTGCTAAATTAGTAGGTACTGATGCAGCTATTATATACTCAAACATTGAATATTGGGTTGAACATAATAGATTAAATAAAAGTCATTTTTACGATGACAATTATTGGACTTACAATAGCGTTTCTGCTTTTGCTCAATTGTTTGATTATCTTTCAAACAGTCAAATAAAGACTTGTTTAATAAAGTTGGAAAATGCAGGTTTAATAATTGTTGGAAACTTCAATAAAGTTGGTTATGATAGGACAAAATGGTATTCTATCCCTTTAAATTCAACCATTGGCGAAAAATCGCAAATGGATAAGTCAGAAATCGCAAATGGATTAGCGAAAAATAGCCAACCAATACCATATTATAAACCAAATGAAAAGAAAGATATTAATAATGATGAAATTGATTTTGATGCATTAAGAAAATATTACAATTATGTTTTTTCAAAAGAAATGAGAATTGTAAATGATAAATGTAAAAGACAATTTAGACATTTAATAAAAATTGGCTATACAAAATCCGACATAAAAAAAGCAATTGATAACGCTTCAAATGATAAATTTCATGAAGAAAATAATTTTAAACATTTAACTTTAGAATTTATTTCACGTGAGGAAAAATTTGAAAAATACGTTGCAGAAAAACACGAAATTCCAAGATGTGAAAAATTAAAAAAAGTAGGACACACTAACCACTAAATGCCAAAAATGAAAGACGGATTTAAAATACTTGAAAACTCAGACGTTCAAGATGATTTGATAAAGTACCGTGAAAAAGGAGCTTTGCGAGGTGTTTATTTGGGGTTTCCGATTTTACATGAAAATTATACAATGAGTTTGCCTGGCGTTACTGATTGGACTGGTTTCCCAGGAAGTGGGAAATCTGAAATGCTTATTGATTTATTGGTAAATACTTCAATATTTTACGGTTGGAAGCATTTACTTTATGTTCCAGATGTTGGGGATAAAAACGAGATTATTTCAATTATCATTCATAAATTGACTGGTAAAACTTTTGATAAACGATTTGAGAATACGAATTACATCACGGAAACTGAAATGCTTAAAGAGTTGGATTGGGTTTTACAGCATTTTAAAATAATTCACAAAACCAATCTTTCAGCTAAGATGACGCCTTATGAATTTTGGGATTTGGCAGCAACTTTAAAAAAGTCATTAGGCATTTATACAGCAACGATTGACAGCTGGAAAGATATGCGGCACGGTATTGCACCAGATGGAACCACTTTTAGCCGTGATGATAAATATTTAGAAGATGTTTTGTCATATCGTAACGCAATGGCTGAATCTCATAACTTGCATTTTCACACGGTCATACATCCAAGAGGTGGAACGGAAAAAGACAAAGACGGTAATCGTAGACCTCCAAGACCAGATGATTTAAAAGGGGGGTCTGAATGGTGGAATAATGGAAAAACAATGATTACTATACACCGTCCTGATGGCTCGACAAACGAGGTTAAATTTATTGTTACAAAAGCAAAGCCAAAAACGGTTGCAAAAGTTGGAGAAGTGATAATGTATTTTGATTTCACGAAAAATAAATTTTACCATTTGGATAGTGAAAACATAAAACATTACGCCCAAAAAGATTATCAAAAACCAAACTCACTAAGTATTTTCGAGGGTGGTTCTTTGGGAGGAAATAGTGAAGATGAAGATACTGTACCGTTTTAATTTTTTGAATTATGGCAAAAGTAAAACCATTAGTTTATCCATTTACTTATGAGGAATGGTTAGCGCATCCAAGTACTAAACCAAAATTAAAATGGATTAAAAGAGTTTGTGATAAAATGCGATTAGAAGCAAAAAACGGCAAACAGTTAAAAATTGATTTATGAATGATAAGCGTATTGACGAAAAGAAAAAAGAAATGGAACATGTTTCTTTGTGGACTAAGTTTTTAGAACAACAAAGGGAGCGTTTTGATTATGCTGATACTGCACAATGGCTTATTGATGACAAGTTTGATACTGATTTAATATTCTTTCAAGACAAATTGATTGAATGGCTTAAATCGGCTAAAAATGAGAATCAGAAAAAAGTCTTAAATGAAATGATTTTAGTTTGTTTTCGGATTAACAGCTATGCAGACCAAATGCGGACTTTGAATAAACACACGGTTGCTAAGTATGCAATGACTGAAAAAAGATTGACCGCTTTGTATTCTGAAATGTCAATTTTGAGATACGATAAAGACGCTGAAATTTCTAAACTAAAAAAAGAACTCGAGAATGTCAAAAAAGAAATTGAATTTAACAGCAAAAACGGTTGATGGAAATATTAAAGCGTTTGTTTTTTCAAATGGTTTTAAAATTTATCCGGTTTCAGAATTAGAGATTAATTATTTGAGGCGTTCAAAATCTGTACCGTCTTACGTTGCAAAGCCAGTTATGTGGTATATTGAAGTTGAACATTTGGGAAAGCGTAAATTATTCAATAAGAAAATTTTAAATAAAGAAATTAACGATGCTTTGGATAAAGTATATTTGCATTACTACAAACAATTAAAAGGGATAAAAGATGAATGATTTTGTATTGATAAAAGAGATTGTTTATCGTAATCCCCCAACTTATTGGGATTTGGTTTATAAGAAGCCTAAGTACGATAAGGATGGTAAGTTAATTGAAAAGCAAAGGTTTTATTTGACAAATAACCTTTTTTATGCCGATAAAAGTAGCTATCACATAACCTCAAAAATTATACAAGATTGTAAAATCTATTTGCGTGAACAATTGAAAGGTTTGCCGGAATTAGAGAAAATGCGTTTAGAGTGCGAATACCATAGTTTGAAAGATATTGATATTGATAATAAAGTTGGTTACTGGGTAAAATTACTATTGGACGTTTTGAAAATTCCAACACAAAGACAAATTGACAAGTCAGTAAAATATCAAAAGGAAATAATTACCACAAATACGATTTATGATGATACGACCAAATACATTGATGAAATCAGTATGAAATACAAAAAAGGCGAACACCTTATGATTTTTAGAATTTACGGACGCATTAAATCAGAGCAAAAAGAATTACAACTATTTTTTATATAACCTTTAAAAATCAACAAAATGGCAAAGACAATTAAAATTGAAAACTTCGAGTTACAAGAAGTGAAAATTGTTAACAAAGATATTCATATCGAATATTGGGAAAAGGATAACAGAAACGACCTTAACAGTATTGACAGCGGAAGTAAGCCGTCGCAAGATTTGATTGACTGCGTAAATTCCCTTAGTGAAGTATTGGCAGAATCTTTAGGCTTATTAGGTGGTTGGAGTCACGCACGTGATCATATCAAAGCAAATGAAGAAGCTACCAAAAAAGCTATGTATGGATTTGCAGACCAGATTGAACGATGTAAGGTTTTGGGAGTTACTGCGGTTGGGAATGAAGAAAATGCCGGAATTAAAATTCACGGTATATTGCAGACAGATTATGGAAACATTAAATTACCCTCTGGAGTTATCAAATTTGATGATGAAGTTTTGGGTGAAAAGTGCAAAACAATCATTTCTGAATTGACTACAGAGGTTTACTTATTTACGTTTAAATGTAAACGGGATACAGACCTTTTTAATCAAAAGGAAACTGCTAAAAATGATAATCCGGGCGGTTTAGGCAATTCAGACGGTGTGCTTCAAAAAGTATCCTAAATGGCTTTTATTGAAAAAGTGTGTAAACTTTCGGGGGTTGTTTGGAAACAGTATAACAGTCTTCAAAAGTGCCAATGTGAAGAATGTTTAAAAGTCAATCCGCCTAAACCATTTGTAAGTAAATTTAAGCCAAATTTGAAATTAAAATCTTTTAAGCCAATTGCAAAAGTTTCAAAGAAAAAAGCAATTCAAGATGCTCAGTATTATGTTTTACGAACAGAATTTTTGGTTAAAAAAGAGAATCAAATTTGCCCAATTACAGGACAGCAAACAACGGAAGTTCATCATAAATGGAGCGGAAAAGATAGGGCAAAATATTATTTAGACGTTTCGACTTGGTTAGCCGTAAGCCGTGATGGTCATATATGGATACATCAAAACTCAAAAGAAGCTAGGGAAAAAGGATTTTTATTTTAGTAATTATATGTCTATTTAATCAAAGAAAATTAATTTATGAAAGCAATCAAATACATTTTGATTTTGTGCATCGGGACGATGTCATTATTAAACGTAAGTTGTTCAAACGAAAATGAGCAAAAAGAATTAATTACAAACAAAGAAGACCAAAGCAATAAACCACCATCTCAAATAGTTGAGGGGACAGGTACGCAAGCCAACGGATATTATCCGTGTAGTGGAAGTTGTAACGCTGGTTGTGAAACTGGTTGGACTATTTACACGGATGGGCAAGGTCATTTTTATAAACATTATTGGTCGGTGTCATCCCCGGCTCCTTATAGCTTGTCGGCAACCACTTGGATAACAACTAACGGCGGAGTTATTACGTGGCATCAAACAACATGGGTTACCAGTTGCTAATTAATAAAAAATAAAAAAACGGATTAAATAGACATAATTACTTTTTTAATTTAAACTTTAAAAATATGGATTTATTATTATTAATTGTTGTATCGGCTGTTATTATTGCAATTGCCGTTTATTCGGTAAAGCAGATTTTAGAAAACAAAGAGCCAAAAGAAATTATTAAAAGTGGTATTGAATACTTGCCTTACAAGATGACAGATTTCGATTTAGGCTTGATTAGGCTAATTAATTCTTATCGAGCATCAAATGGACTGTCTTTACTTTTAATTGACCAAGAACTCTCAAATGTAGCGCATTCTCATTCAGAGTATATGGCAAATGAACGCAGAATGTCACACGATTGGGCAGAGGAAAGGCTAGCTTATTTAAAACCCAAACTTGCAGGTGAAATTGTAGCTTACAACTTCATAACTGGGCTGGCTTTTTTAAAAGGATGGCAGTCATCAAAAAGGCACAATGAAAATTACTCGACCCAAATTTAAAGCACATTGGATTGGCTGTTTCAATTGACGCAAGAAGTCGAAAGTATGCGACTTGTATATTTACTAACTAATAAAAAAACTACTAAACAATGAACAAAAAGAAAGCAATTGAAATGCATAAATTAGTAGTATTATCAATGCTACTTCAAGAATGTTTGGATGAGTTAAACCCAGACACTAAGCGAATGAAAGAGTTAAGAGCGACTTTATTGCAATTTACCGAAGAACTTAATGACGGCTTAAAAGACACTTTCACGATGCAAAAAACAACGTATTTTCAAGACTTATCGAATAAAGTAGATACGATACTTAGAAAAAATTTTAATCCGGAAATGTAAAAAGAATTTAAAACCAATTGCGTTGTTGTCAATCAAATGCAATGGTCTTTCGATTTCCAGTACTTTCTCAATTTTTAGTTTTTTCATGATTAAATTAGGTTTTAATTAATACTTTGATTTGGCTAAATTATTAAAAATTTCTACACTTGCAAATATTTTTAGTAAAATTATTAATTTATTTTACATTAAACGAAAAAACCCTACTGATGAGTAGGGTTATAGTTAGCATCAAAATGGGAGGTCATCTTCTTCTTCATTGTTCATTTTAGCAATTTCTTCTGGTGTAGGTTCACGCATTGCGGGTTTTGATTCCCAAATTTTACCGTTGCCTAAATAAGTTCTTTGTATTTTTTCTCCTGCCTTTGACCGTTCTATTTCATCTTTGTTTAATGATATAGAAACACTAAAATCATTATCATACTTATCGGGTTCGTCATTATCCCATGTTTCTAACATCAAATACTTTTTACCGTTTTCGTGTATCAATATTCGCTCCTTAGGAATTTCAGTTAAACAAATACTGAAAGTCCTTTTTTTACCTTGTTTCATAATTATTCCGATTTTATAAATATTCCGTTTTCTGTTTGTCCTTTTCGGTCTTTTATCTCGTTCCATGCTAAATTAGCGCATTCTGTCAAATCATACCCTAATTTATCAGATAAACAATTAAGCCAAAAGAAATCACATCCGACATAGTTTGTGATGAAATTCAAGTTTTGCAAATAATCGCAATATTCAAAATCAGTAGGATTCTCAAATGCTTGAAAATCCAAAAGAATTTCGCTTTTTAATTGTGTGGCCAAAATTACCAACACAACGAAAATATCCCCTAAACCATCTTGAATTTCCTTTTCATTTCCACGCAAAATAGCTGCTGCCGTTTCT